TTTCCCAGTCACGATCAGCCGCACAAGAAAGGCCAGAGCTATCCAACTGTGCAAAGACTGAGCTTGGATCATCCAAAATAATTTCATCACCGCTATTCAAAGTTACAGTTGCTTTAGCTCTCCTAACCTCATAAGTGTCCTTGCTTACGCTATCTGCAAAAACATCCAATCCATTAGGATCAAAAGTAATATCCTCCTTAATTGAAGTGTTAGCTAAATCTGTGGTTGCAACTGAGTGAGCAGGCACGAAATAAACCTCATAACCAAGACAAACAAAACCTTCTGAAATATTAGCTGTGGCACCATCAAAAGTGATATTACAACCCTCTAATATTACATTGCCAGAATTACGCAAAGCGAACGGATAAATAGCACCCTTTAACCCTTCCTTAAACGCATCTTGAATAAAATCAAAATCATCCAAATGTAAAGGCATTCCTCCAGTCTTAGAAAGTAGTCTATTCATGATAAAAAAAATTATAATGGATCAATATAATTTGGCCCCATTGGATCAAATTCAATTCGGTAAGTTTTACCCGCAGGGCGATACTTATTTAAAGTTGTCTGTACTAGTTCTAATAAGAAAGGCGAAGTATTATTATACGGAAGTTGAACCACATAAGAAGCATTAGCTTCAATTACCTCTCTTTCTCCTTTTTGGTAAACGTCTGGATCAGTCAAGGCTTCGGATTTTTGATAGATAACGTACTGGTTAGATTCTGCTTTTGTAAACACATTTTCATTCGTAATCAAAACCCCGTCCTCTATGTAAATTCGCCTTAATCCATTATCAAATTGGTCATTCAAATACTTCTCCAAGTAAATCACCTGGCCTGAAACACTAGCCTCAATAAGTTTATCATTAGCTAAGTCATTAAAGTCGGTATTTAGATTAAGTATTGGTTCGACTAAAGTCATTAACCAAGCTACCATCTTAGGCTTTTGCAGAAAAGAAGGCAGATTAGGAATAACGATATCATCAAAAAAATAAACCAAATAATTCATTGCTGAACACTTTCTATAAAATTGAACATATTTTCAACGGTATCCGCATAAGATATATACCCAGCTAAAGGGAAATATTCTCGATCAAAATTAACCGGACTACCTACATCAGGTGTAGCTGTAGCACTAACAAAAATCGGATCAACGACCCCTTCAACAGCCTGGACAGCATCAGTAAAGGCAGTAATTGACACACGGCCATTAAAAGGCAGATTCTTCCTAAATGAGTCAATTGCAGCTTGTACACCATCCTGAACATTACTTAATCGCCTAATAGGATCATAATAGATGTTAAAAGAAATATCCAATTCATCAGCGGGGTAAGAACTCACCAAAACAAAGGTTCCAGCGAATTTTATTTTAGCCACATAGCTACTTAATGAATTGACTTCACTAGCCGTTAAAGGAACAATGTTGCCAGAATCATCTTTTGCAGTTTTAATAAGTACCTGGCCATTGCTTTCTTCAACAGCACAGTACTTTACAATCTGCTTAGATTCATCAATGATATTATATTGAAAACGGTTATTCAGATATTGAAGAGAATCACCTAATTGAAATTTCAAGACCTCACTTTGATACCATCTTGGAGTACCTACCGGGGCCGCATCAATAATTGCTTGCACATCAACTTTCACCTGATCAAAAAGTAGTTCATGGGTATAGATGGCAACAGCCATTATATAAGCCCATAGTCGCCAAATAGCCACCTTAGAAGAAGAAGACAAATCACTCAATAAATCTGGCACACTATCATTAGCAGGCAGCAAACCGGATAGAGCTGGCAAACTATCTTTTTCATCTACTATTTCCTGGTATATTTCATCAATTGACCTACTCATAATTTAACTGTCAGTTTGTCATTAATAAATGATATGTCACCAATTCCATAGCCATCACTTTTTAACTGTAGCTTCAATTTTCTTTTTGCAGATGCATCAATAATTCCATTCACATAATTCCGAATTCCAAAGCCAATCAATGGCCACTGTTTATATTCTCCTGGTTGAGCAAGAATAATATGTGCAATGTGCTGCTGATCACTTTCGCCAATCTTGAAATCGCCACCTTGGATGATCAAATCATTATCGTTATTTACATCAACTAGTATATCTTTCATTTTAGCAGCGAGTTTAAATTGTTTTCAATCGCATCCAACTTGGTTTCATGTTGAAGTAGAGCAGCTAGCGAAGTAGGTTCTACCCCTGTAGATGGCCCAACTCCAGTTAATACTTTAAAACTCTTAAGTGTACTAACCAGACTATTTACTTCTTTTACTAAACCAGCTATTTCATTTTTCAAACTAAGACTACCTTTTGTCAGCTTCAAGCCTTCGCTATCAACCGTGAATTCAAGCCCTTCAATTTTTAGATTAAGAGACTCTACTTCCCCATAAAGTGAAACAAAAGCAGTATCCTTATCCAGCATAGTGACCAAGACAAAAGAATCGACTTTAGGAAGTACCAAAACACCTAAATTGGCACCTTCAGAAGACTGCAAACGGACATCAAAAATTTGAGCATCCCCATTTACTGGAGAGACCACACAAGTTTTCCCGCTTTCATTAACACTATCGACCGTAGCTACCAAGCTTTGATAACCTACGCCTTTAGCAATTTCCTGTATAGCCCTTCTAATCTCTGTCATATCTTAGTATCTAAAGTTATAATCTGTCTAAACCCATCAATTCCAAAAGTGTAATTCACTGATTTTATTAAATAAGAGCCGTCCCTTTCGGGATACTTCTCACTAGATAAATCAATGATGTCTCCATGCCTTACAAAAGGCTGTCCAAATATCTTTAAACTACCCTTGTAGCCATCATATTTAAGCCTTTGCAATTCCTCATCAGCTAGCGTTTTTAAGTCATCCAGGCTCAAACCGTAATAATAAAGTGTTCGTCTTTCGCCTCCTTCAACCCCTGTCAAATACTCTACTTTATTGTTGTTTTTATCAATGGCCACCATTTTTAACTCAATATCCACATCCTCACTCCTGAAATAGGTCAAATTATTCTCGATAACGTGTACCTCAAACTTTACCTTGTGTCTTTTTTGGAGCTTTGGCACATAGGCAAAACCAGAGTATAAAACACCATCTCGAAACCAACTTTTTATATAATATTTCTTGCGCAGTTCCTCCAGCACTTTAGCGGGCGTTGCATTAGATATTCTAAATCGCCCCAGGCTAACGCCCAGGGCTTCAAAGCTCACATCTGGAAGGATCATAGCAAGCATTGATTGCAAGGTTGCATCTTTAAAACTTTGGGTTATGGGCTTAGTTTTTAGTAAAAACATTTCATCCTGACAATCAATTGTTACGGGATATTTAGCGTTTATTTGGTAAACATATCCGGTAAAAGCAAGCTCATTTTCATCATCATAACCTAATTCAATCCGCACTTGATCCCCTCGTTTTATCAAAGGGGTTTCACCCGTAGCAATGTTCTGGCCTTGAAACTCTAATTTTCGTGGAACTGTAATCTTGCAAGTATCTGTAAATTGATCCCAAGAAGAAGATATTTCTAAATTTATTACCCCTAAAAAGCGATAATTGCCAACTGTGATATTTGAAGTGAGTCTAAACATCCTCTATCAATTCAATTGGTGTTTCAGAAATGGCATTTATTTCAAAGAACTGTACATTTTGAAAGCCCCTTTCTTGTGGAAACCGAGAGCTTAAAACAACTATATTATACACATCAAACAACTGCAACAAAGGCGAAATACACTGTATATCTGCCTTATGATCAACCAAGGTTTTAAGCTTCAAAAAATCATCTAATGGATAAGAAAATCCATCCTGATTAACCAAAGCCCCTTTTATATTGACCTCGATATCTTTTTCAGAAATATATTCCTTTACACTTCCATCACGGCCTTCGACTTCTGTAAGAACTATCTTCCTTGGCTTGACGATATCAAACAAAACGGTTTGAATATTCAGTCCCTCATCACTATCATCAATTTTTAAAATCAAATCCGAAAAAACGGGCGTACCCAAGTAAGAAAGCTTTTCCCCTTCATCGGTTCCTGTATTCAACCTGGTCGAAACATCTGCCTCAATATTTGGAAAATCTGCACCGTTTGTACTAAGGGGTTCGCCTAAGCCTTTTTGATAGACCTTAGCCCTAATTTGCTCCAATCCAAAGCCTTTAAGTACAAACTCTATATTTGGCATTACTGTAGATTTACATCATTCATAGATGACAATAGGATACTTACAATCTTACTTCTTATCATTTCTTCTGAATCCCCTATATTCTCGGTTTTTATTATAAATTCACGCACTAGATTTTCAATAGTAATATTGATATTCTTTATATTTCTTGAAGCTCCAGCAATTTGCGTTAAGCCAGAAGAGATACCCAAACCTTTAGTTTTTGAGTTTCCGCCACCACTAGAACCAAAACCACCACTGGAATCATTTGGCTTATTATCATCATCAGGCCCATCAGTATTTAAATTAAGATCTATGCCACCAGGAATACTACCCAAAGATTTAAACCCAAACAGCTTACTAAGCAGCTTACTGAATGGCTTAAAAATGTTCTTATTTAGCCATTCGAATGCTTTTCTAAAGGCACTTAAAATACCTTTTAATAGCTTATTTAATGAATCTTTGACCCCTGGAAAGATCCGATCAACTAAATCAATCATCCAGGTAAAAGGATGGTTTTTCCATAAGAATTTACCTAAACCAACAAGGAAATTTTTAAAGCCATCAAAACGCCTGGCCAGCAACACAATAGCTGTAACAGCGGCCCCTATCCCAATAACAATTAACCCTATTGGGTTTAGACTAGCCGCAATGTTAAACCCAATTTGGGCTATCTTAGCAATATTCAACACCCCTGCCAGCAACTTGTAAGACATGGCTACTGCCTGGATAGCTGAATTTATACCCAATATCAAACGGGCAGCCCCATAAATACCAAATAAGGCAGCACTTACACCACCTAATACTTTAGCCCAGGCAATTACCTGAACTCTATTCAAGGATATCCACTTAACTGTATTTGTTAGCCGATCAATCAAACGGCCAGAAAAATCAATTAAACCTTTTATTTGTGGGGCCAGTTGTTGGCCAATGGTTAATTTCAACCTGGTCAATTTATCTTGAAGATTCGAGGTTTTGCCGCCTGTAGTTTCCATAATAGCAGCACTAGCCCCCTGAACACCGTTTAATTCACCCAAACTTAAGAGGTAAGACCGAATCGCTTTTTCATTAAAGGCAACTTGCTTTTGCTGGCCCTTAAAAGAGAAAGTAACCTGATCCCCTGATTTACTGGCTCTAATACCAAACTCCTTAAGGCGTTCAAATTCTCCAACTTGGGCATCAATAATAGCTTCCGTTAGTTGATCAAAATCTTTACCCGTTGAGGAAGCTAAATCACTCAAAGACATTAATTCTTTTCGGTTTGGCTTAAAGCCCTGGTTAGCCAGGCGTACATAACTATCTGTTAATTGATCCACTTGGAAGGGAGTACTAGCAGCAAAGTCGGTGATTTCTCTAAGCACCTTTTTAGCTTCGCTACCACTACCTAAAGTGTTTTTTAAAACAGCTTCATAGCGTTCAAAGTCTGCTAAGGTGCTCGTTACTTCATTAGCAAACCTGGAAATAGTACCAACAGCAAAGGCCCCGCCAATAGCAGTACCCAAAGGCCCAATTCTTTTCATTAGTCCATTAACAGGTTTGAGCAGTCTATTAGGAAGACTACCCAGGGTTGTAGATACTCGATCTGCTCGATCTTCTATTTTTGACAAAGCCCCAGTGATTTTACCCGCTGGAGCTGTCAACTTATCTACAATTGAAAATCTGTAGGTATAGGACTTTATTGGCATTAGGCTGCTTTTTTGCCAAGCTTTTTAGTTCGATCTACTAACTTGGCACCATTAGCCACCCATTGCAACCAATCTTCAACCAATATTTCAGCTTCAAATCGAGAAGTTTTGTAATGAGTTCTAAAAGTTTCAACCAACTGGTCAAGCTCCTGAGCATCTACATCGCCCAATTGAGCACGAAATTCATTGATCTTGAACCCTTGAAAGGTTGCAAAGGCGTCCATGACTCTTTTTTGGCCAAAGATCAACAATTCAGAGCCTTCAACTCGTTCGTCTTGATCTTCATCAACAAAAATAATGTCGGTAATAGTTCGGCCCACAAAACCAACAACAGGATCGACCATAGTAATAGGGTGCTTAATTGGTGTGGGTTCATCTAGCTGTCTTGATGCTTGCTTTGATCTATTCATAGCTTTATTGATTTTTGAAAAAAAATTATTCTTTACCCCAAAAAATTTCTCTTTCCTTTTCTAAGCAAAATAGTACTTCATTAACTCGACGGGCGAAAGTGAAATCATCATAGTTACCAGGATCTTCTTTTAGATAAAACCTTATTAGGGCATCCCCTTGTAAAAGTTCATCATCAGCCCCGATCCTAGTAACCTCTAATGCTTTTTTATGGTGGCCCTTCTTTGTTCAATCACCGCTTCCAATTGCTGGCCAATAGGTATAATTACATCGGGATCATCGGCATACTTTTCTAAATCCTTATTTAGTAAGGTATTCTTAAAAAGCACCTGTATTCCGGTAACAGGATCTTGTTGGGAAGTTTTTGTAAATGCCTTAATTGTATTTAAGCTTGGTTTTTTAAACCAAAACTGTAAGGGCTTTTCTTCTTCACTATCAAGGTCTGCTTCTCCTGGATTTATACCATCAGGATATACATCTATATTAAAGATGGTTCCATGTTTAGCTTTCCAAGCATTAAATTGTTTTTTGTCAATTGAAATCAATCCTTCCATTTTTTGAGTCTTTACCAGTTGATGTGAGAAATTTGCAATTCGATTTCAACGGCCACTTTCGTATCTCCTTCTGTCATATCCCGCTTATTGGTTTTAAAGCGGCAATTCTTTAAGGTATGAATAACGATATTGCCGTTATCAGGTAGAAAAGCCACCACAATATCAAATTCAGGAATAGCTTGTAAACGCCTGTTAGGTGCAGCCGTTTGCAATGCTTCTACTTCTTCCATGTGTAGCGTCACTGAACCCGTTGTTTCAATACGCCCTAATCCACGAGAAACCGGACGATTTCCGCCGCCATAATTATCAACCATTTCTTGGTTTTCTTCATAGCTGATTGCTTCAAATCCAGCCACCTGGACACCTAACACATTTAATGTTATTTGACTCCAGGAATATGCCTGGCCGTTTATTAATGGTTGCATATCATTTGTCTATTTGACTTGTATGAAAAATGTAATTGACATTATACCAAAACACTGGATCGCCCCACCATCTTGGATCTACCCATCCAACTGGAGCAGTTGTTTGTACGGTTCTTCTTTTCGGTGTAGGCTCTTCATCAATTATTGCTTGTAATTGTGATACAACAGATGCATGGGACCCTGAAAGGTCTGTACTTTCTGTTTGGTCACTAACTACATTGTACAGCCTGATATCATCAGGGTTAGTACTTGATCCACTTGCTACTGTCGATCCTAGTGTTATATTGTTGATTAACTTGTATTTCCCTCTGATGACACACCAAATGTTATAACCCGGTATCCAGGTACCTATGTAAGTCCTTTGAGCTATTGCATTTCCTGACAAGAGAGGATAGAAGCTTACCCCATCAATTGTATCTGCTTTAGCTAGGTTCCTGCCACATACTCCTTCTATAAACGTGGGCATCATATCTTCTAAACAGGTCACACTATCCACGGTCATGCTATCCACTGAGCCCAAATGATACCATATCATGGGAACTCGAATTCCTCCTTCTGCATTGCTTGGTTTTCCTGCCCTGGTGAAAGGGGTATTTAGCCCGGCAACATTTGTTCTGGCTCCATTATCTGATGTGAATATGATAATTGTATTATTTTCTATTCCCAGTGTTCTAATGTTTGACCAAATAGATCCTACAGCATCATCAATGGCTTTCAGATTTGCCCACCTTCTCTTTTGATCGTGACTGGGAAAC